TTGGCGACGACAAGACAGGCGACGACCTGATCGCGCTTGTGCGGGACGCGCTGGCTTCAGCAGTCGCCGTCAGCAAGTCAGGCTCCGCGACTTACGTTTGCTTCCCTTGGCGCACCTACAGCGAGTTTGAAGCCGCGATGGAAGAATGCGGACTCAAGGCGTCTGCCTGCATCGTATGGGACAAGAAGTCCATCGGTCTGGGGAATGCCAACTACCGGCCGCAGCATGAGTTTATTTTTTACTGCAAGGGCGGCGCCTGGTACGGCGACAAAGCGCAGTCGGATGTTTGGAGCCTGAGCCGTGGCGCGACAGGCGAGTACGTTCACCCGACGCAAAAGCCGGTCGAGTTGATCGAGCGGGCTTTGAACAACAGCAGCAAGGGCGGTGACACCGTGCTTGATGTTTTTGGCGGCAGTGGGTCAACCCTGATCGCCTGCGAGAAAACAGGCCGCGAGGCCCGCTTGATGGAGCTTGACCCGAAGTATGTGGACGTGATCGTTCGCCGCTGGCAAGAGTTCACAGGCAAACAAGCAACACTCGAAGCCACAGGCGCGACGTTCGCAGAGGTTGAGGCCGATAGCAGCAAGGCGATTGCCGAGGAAGTGTAATGACTGCCGGACGCAAACCCACACCGACCGCGTTAAAGCTGGTCAAAGGCAACCCCGGCAAGCGCGCAGTTAACAAGGCCGAGGCCGTGGTCGCCCTTTCGGAGCCGACGCCGCCCGCCTTCCTGTGCGACGACGCCAAGGTTGAATGGGGCCGCGTGTGCAGTGTGCTGTACGCCGCTGGGCTGATGACCGAGCTAGACCGCGCGGCGCTCGCCGCCTACGCAGCCGCATACGGGCGCTGGGCGCAGGCAGAGCGGGCTATCAACCGGATGGCCGCCAAGGATGAACTGAACGCCGCGCTGATGATTAAAACCACCAGCGGCAACGCCATACAAAACCCGCTCGTCGGGATCGCAAACAAGGCCAAGGCCGACATGGTGCGCTACGCCGCCGAGTTTGGCATGACCCCTTCGGCGCGCTCCCGCGTCACTGCGACCCCTGATGACAAGAAGCAAGAAGACAAAGCCGCCCGCTATTTCTGACGCGGCTACGCAGTACGCGCTGGAGGTTGCCTCGGGTAAGCGTGTGGCGGGGCCGCATGTGCGCGCTCAGTGCGCCCGGCATCTGCGGGACATAGCCGAGGGCGGTGCGCGCGGGCTGGTGTGGAACGTCGAGGCGTCCGAGAAGGCGCAGGGATTCTTTGCCGATGTGCTCAAGCTGAACGGCGGCGACTTTGAAGGAAAGCCATTCGAGCTGCTGCCCTGGCAGAAGTTCGTGGTTGGTTCGCTGTTCGGCTGGCAGGGTGTGGACGGCTACCGCCGCTTTCGCGTGGCCTATGTTGAAACCGCGAAGGGTTCCGGCAAGTCGCCACTGGCCGCTGGCATTGGCATGAAGGGGCTGGTGGCAGACAACGAGCCGCGCGCGGAAATCTACAGCGCCGCCACGAAAAAGGATCAGGCAATGATCCTGTTCCGTGACGCCGTTGCCATGGTGGATCAATCGCCTGAGCTATCCAAGCGCCTGCAAAAGAGCGGCACCGGGGAACGGTGCTGGAACCTTGCCTACATGGCGCAGGGCGCGTTCTTCAGGCCAATCAGTAGCGACGACGGGCAATCAGGGCCGCGCCCGCACATCGGGCTGATTGACGAGCTGCACGAGCACAAGACGAACACTGTGGTCGAAATGATGCGGGCCGGTACGAAAAGCCGACGCCAGGCGCTGATCTTCATGATTACGAACGCGGGCCACAACCGAATTGGGCCGTGCTGGGGGTATCACGAATACGGCGCGAAGGTTGCGGCTGGCGAGGTGGAAGACGATGCCTTCTTTCCTTTCGTGTGTTCGCTTGATGAAAGTGACGACCCATTTGCCGACGAAACATGCTGGCCAAAGGCGAACCCCTCATTGCAGGACGCCGACCTGCCCGGCATGAAGTACATCCGCGAACAGGTTGTCGAGGCCAAGGGCATGCCGTCCAAGGAAGCCATCGTCCGGCGCCTGAATTTCTGCCAATGGACGGACGCCGAAAGCCCGTGGATCAGCGGCGAAGTGTGGCGCGGGGCACAGCGGGATTTTGACTGGCAGGACTTGCGCGGTCGCCGTGCGGTTGCCGGGCTGGATTTGTCCAGCACCACTGACCTGACGGGCATGGTTTTTCTGGTGGAACCCATAGAAGCGGGCGAACCGTGGCTGCTGGTGCCATTTGCATGGTTGCCGGACGTTGAATTGCAGCGCAAGGCAGATACCGACCGCGTGCCGTACACCCAGTGGCGGGCAGAAGGGTATCTCGACACCACGCCAGGCCGCGCTATCAGCAAGCGGGTTATCCTGCAAAAGCTGTCGGCCATGTGCGACTTCTTCGAGATCATCGCCGTCGGGTATGACCGCTGGCGCATCGAAGATTTAATGGCGCTGGCTGCTGATGATGGCATCAGCCTGCCTGAAATGAAGCCAGTAGGCCAGGGCTACAAAGACTTTAGCCCCGCGCTGGAAACGTTTGAGCGAATGCTACTGAACGGCGAGATTGCCCACCCAGGCCACAAGGTGCTGGACTGGTGCATGAGCAACGCGGTCATTGAGCAGGACGGCGCGGAAAACCGCAAGCTGTCCAAGGAAAAAGCGACTGGCCGGATTGACTTGGCCGTGGCCGCAGTGATGGCGGCTGGGCTGATCAACACAAATCTCTCAACAGAGAAGTCCTTTTGGGAAACCACGTCTTGAAACTCCTTGACCGATTCTTTGGCCGCAAAGCTGCCCAGCTCACCTACGACCAGGTGGCAAGCCTGATCGACGGCGTGGGCGGCGGCACTGTCGCCGGAGTCGCTGTCACTGACAAGACCGCGCTGCAGGTGGCCACAGTGCTTGCGTGCGTGAAGGTTATCGCCGATGGCTGCGCCACACCTGACTTGAACGTGTTCCGTGAGCTGCAGGACGGCACCCGCCAGAAGGCGACGAACATCCCTGAATACCGGTTGCTGTCCCGTCGCCCGAACGAGTGGCAGACCAGCTTCGAGTGGCGCCGCCAGATGACCATTCACGCGGCCCTGACTGGCGCCGGGTTGTCTATCAAGGTGCGCGGCGACAACCGCCGAGTGCGCGAGCTGATCCCGGTGATGCCTGGCAACTGGGATGTGCGCAAGGTGTCGCGCTACGAGGTGCGCTACCGTTGCTGGGATGAATTCGGCCTGATTGGCGAGTTCACGCCAGATGATGTGTTCGTCCTGAACGGCGTGCAGTGGGATTGGGTTGGCAGCATGAATGCCGTGTCCCTGGCCCGCTCCGCTATCGGCCTGGCCATGGCGACAGAGCGCAGCCAGGCGGCCATGCACGCCAACGGCCTGCGCCCCAGCGGCACATACAGCGTTGATGGCAACCTCACCGAAGAGCAGCACAAGCGCATCACGGCTTGGATCAAGAGCCAGACAGGCCCGGCAGGTGCGGGTACTCCGTTGGTTTTGGATCGCGCGGCAAAGTGGCAGCCGACGACACAAACTGGTGTCGATGCGCAGCATGTTGAAACACGGCGCCTGCAGATTGAGGAAATCTGCCGAGGTTATCGGGGTGGTTTCCAATCATGGTTGGGCACTCCGACAAGACCAGCACCTTTGCCAGCTCCGAAGCCTTCTTTGCAGCGCACCTGATCCACTGCCTGGCTCCATGGCACCGCGCCTGGACGCAGCGCATTGACGAAATGCTATTGGACGGGGCCGGGCCGTTGTTCGGCGAGTTCGACACCCGCTACATGCGCGCCGGATCCATCAAGGACCGCGCGGTATACGCCCGGACGATGGTCGAAATGGGCCTTATGAGCCCGAATGAATACCGCGATGAAGAGGGGTGGGACCCACGCCCAGGCGGTGATGAATATCTCAAGCCGATGAACATGAGCAGCGGCACAGCGACAGAAGGAAACACCAATGCGAACCAAGACACCACAGCGCCCTGAGCGCAAGGATGCGGGCGGTGGGCGCGAAGTGCGCTCCTTCGCTCTGCAAATCAAGGCCGCAGGCGACGATGGGACAGTGGAGGGTTACGGCTCCGTCTTTGGCGTGCGCGACAACTACGACGACGTGATTGCAAAAGGCGCCTTCATCCAGTCCCTGAAAGACCACAAGGCGGCAGGCACCATGCCCGCCATGCTCTGGCAGCACGATGCCGACAAGCCTATCGGCGTCTGGACAGAGATGGTCGAAGACGAAAAGGGCCTTCGCATCAAGGGCCAGCTCGCCATGGAGACCGTCAAGGGCAAAGAGGCCCACGCCCTGCTCAAGATGGGCGCGCTCAACGGCCTGTCTATCGGGTTTATGTCCAAGGAATGGGCCTACGACCGTGATACTGAAGTGCGCACCCTCACGGCCATTGACCTGTGGGAAGTTTCCCTGGTCACCTTCCCCGCCAACGAAAAGGCGCGGGTCACGAATGTGAAGTCTGCAGACGAACTGCAGGCTCCAAAAGATGCTGAAAAAGTCCTGCGTGATGCCGGGTTCAGCAAAAGCGATGCGACGGCCTTTGTGTCGCGCGTCATGCGCATGGGCGAAGTGCGGAGGGATTCCGTGGATTCGACCGTAGCGGCAATGAAGTCAGCCGAGAGGCTGCTGCGTTCCCTCACCTCCTGACGAACCCGTCATCACCAACAAAGCCACCTTCGGGTGGCTTTTTTATTTCAGAAAGAACCACCATGCGTAAAGCAAACACACTCCTGGCCGTCATGGCCGCCCACATGGCCGCATTCACGGCCAAGGCCCAAGCTATCGGCGCCTACGAAAAGCGCGAAGAACCCAGCGTCAAGTCTGTGGCCGATGCCCTGGACAAGATCGCAACGGCCTTCGATGAGTACAAGAAGACCAACGACGCCCGCATCGAAGCGGTGAAGTCCGGCGCCTCGACCGAAGCCCTGGACGCCAAGCTCGCCAAGATCGATGAACACATCGACGGCCTGAACGAGGTCAAGTCCAAGCTGGAAAAGATGGAAACAAAGCTGGCCCGCCCCGGTGCCGGTGAAGGTGGCCGCCAAGATGGCGAAAGCAAAGAGGCCGTGGAATATCGCCACGCTTTCCTGGACTGGATGCGCGCGCCAGGCGACCACGAGCGCCAACAAAAGGCCGCCACTGCCGCCAAGCAACTGGAAGCCAAGAACCGCGACGGCCGCGAAACCCGCGCCACGCAGACCGTGACCTCTACCGGCTCCGCTGGTGGCTTCGCACTGCCCGAGATCATTGAGCGCCAGATCGCCCGCCTGTCGGTGGACATTTCCCCAATCCGTCAAATTTCCACCGTTCGCACTGTTGGCAGCCCTGACTACAAGGAACTGTTTGATGTGAATGGCGCTGGCTTTGAGTGGCTTGGCGAAACCGACGCACGCAACCAGACCAACACGCCAAACCTGGCAGAAGTTGCCCCCACCTTTGGCATGGCATCTGCCAAGCCCCAGGCATCGGAAGAGTCGCTGGATGACTTGTTCTTCGACGTTGAGAACTGGCTTATCAGCTCTGCCGCTGAAGCCATCGCTCAAGGCGAAGGCGCTGCATTCGTGTCCGGCGACGGCACCAAGAAGCCCACAGGCTTCCTGGCTGGCCCCGCACCCGTCACCACCAGCGATGCAACCCGCGAATTCGGAACGCTGCAGTACATCGCATCCGGCCAAGCTGCTGCACTGCCAACCAATGCGGACATCTTCCTCGACATGGTGTATTCGCTGCGCGCTCGCTATCGCAACAACGCGCAATGGGTCACTTCAAAGCTGGTGCTGGCGGCTCTGCGCAAGTACAAGGATGCCGTGTCGGGGCAGTACCTGTGGCAGCCCGCCCTGACCGCAGGCCAGCCCGCCACGTTCCTCGGCTACGGCATCACCGAAGCTGAAGACATGCCTGCTGTCGGTGCTGGTGCGTTCCCGCTCGCCTTTGGCGACTTCAAGGAAGGCTACCTGATCGCTGATCGCGTCGGCATGCGCATCACCCGCGACGAAATCACGGCCCCCGGTTTCGTGAAGTTCTACGTGCGCAAGCGCGTTGGCGGCAAGCTGCGCAACACCCAGGCAATCCGCGTGCTCAAGGTGGCTGCAGCCTAATCAACAAAGGCCCTTCGGGGCCTTTTCTACTGGTACTCCATTATGAAACTGCACATCAAAAAAGACTTCGCCTACTGGCACGGTGGCGTCAAGCGCGCCGACTATGCAGCCGGTCAAGAAGTAGATGCAGACGATCAAGAAATGATCGCCGTTGCTTTGGCCGAAGGTTGGGCGACGGACGGAGTGCCAGCAGAAAAGGCAGATAAGCCAGTCAGCAGCAAGGCCCGCAAAGCCGCGCCGGAGAACAAGTAAATGAGCTTCGTCCAACTGTCCGAAGCCAAGCTCCACCTGCGCGTCGACAGCCTGGACGAAGACGCGCTGATTGCCGTGTACATCGTCGCCGCAGAGCAATCGGCGGTGTCTTTGCTGGATCGCGGCGTGTACGCGGACGGCACGGCGCTGGGCGCGGCCAAAGCATCGGCACCGGCAGACCTGACAGCGGCCACCGCCACCTACGCCGCCGCCATTGCCGCCGCGCAGGCGCTGGCAGACGCCACCGAGCAGGCCGCCGCCACCCAGGCCGCAGAGTACGCCTACCTGCGCGCCCAGGT